GTCTGCATGGCCTGAGTCGCATCGTGTTGACGCCAGGTGCGGTTCAGTGGAATCCGGCGACGCGTGAACATCGCAGAACCATCAGCAGCCTCCAACTCCACACGCATACCGGTAGCTCGCACCCGAATCACAGAACCGTGCCACACTAAAACATCATTCCGGTACACGCTCATGACATGAACCCACGGCTCCAGCCTCCCGGCAATATCCCGCGGCATAATCGCGTTAAGAGTCGCCTGCGACACCTCGGAGTGTTCGCGGGAGAAACTCAACGCGTTGAACTTAGTATCGGTAGTCTGCCAGACAATCCGCCCAGACCACTCACTAATCGCAACACCATAATTTCCGACACCAAGCATGACCTACACCTGCCTCACATATCCATCGACAGATACCCGCGTTTCTGGAGACACGTCGCGCAACGTATCAATAACCAAAGTGTACGAATTACCGCACGCAAACACGGGAGGTCGCCAAGGGCCTCCCCATCGTCCGGAAACTACCGGTGTGGCGTCTAGCTCCCGCCCCTCCGGAGTAACCACAGTGGCACCTCCGGTGAGAGCGTCCAACACGAAACGCGAACCGGCCGGAATGTATCCGACCATAGCCTCACCAACCGTATTACAAGTCACGTCATCATCCGTTTCCGCGATACCCTCAACCCACTGCAATCGCACCGCCCGCTCGTCCTGACTCCCGGTATTAATAATCACCGTGGGAACCGTCTCAGACCACAGCGGCAAACGGCCACCCTCTAAAATCCACGTAGAGCGCCGCGAAAGCAACGGTTGTGTACCGGTGGTGGCATTGGCACTAACAGGGCGTGGGACGTCCACTAGAGGCGCAGAACGCGGGTCAATCAACGTAGTGGAGAGGTCACCGCACGGAGCCAACAGACCGTACTCGTCTACGTTCTCAAATCGAAGAGTCCGCTCCACACCAGACGCTGGCTGCAACCCACTCGCTAAAGAAAGCGGAGTACGCCAGATATAAGGCACACCGGCCGTCAGCTCGAAAGAAACCCGGACTCCCGTAGGTTGATGACCCTCCAGCGCCCAAACGCCGAAGGACTCCTCAATCTCCAGAGCTCCCGTCTGCACAACATCCACAACCATCCGCGTCTCCGCGTTACCAGCTCGCTGAATGTTCTCCGGAGTCATCCGGTCATCCGTCGCCGGGGCGGAGTCCAAGAACTGCAACCTACGCGGCCCATCACCATCACGGCAATTGGAGCCCCGAAGAGCACTGCCCAGCCACTCCACGCCATAGCGCAACCCAGCCGGGGAACGGCCAATCAAAAGAGCCTCGACCGTAATCACACGCGGAGGAATCCGGTCAACACCGAACGAGCCACCAACCACAGCCCCCTCAATAGTCTCCCGGTCAAGCGGAGTCGAATCCAGACCCTCCACCTGCATAGGCCAGACTCCAGCGAACTCGGCGGACGCCGGAATACTAGGGTCATACCACGGGCAATCCTCATCCAGTTCCGGAAGAATCCAATCCTCTTCCCGCCCCAGCCACGTCGCCAAATCCGGCCACGAATCATCCGTCATGACTTCAGCCGATATATTTTTAACACCGTGCTCCATATAACGGACAACGCGGCGGGAATTAGCAATCTCGGTTTGACCGAGCTGCATGTAACCACGGAACATAAACAGACTCCTAAATAATCAGCGAAGTTAGACGGTCAGAGGCACGGTCAGCCGCACCCTTCGCATCATTGCTATAGATATTTTGCGTCACATGAACCTCACGCGTACGAAGGCTCCCGCCCGTACCCTCACCACGTTCGCTCGCCGGGGCAATGCGAGGCATGTTGGCGCGATCGAGCGTAGCCACCAAATCCTCGAAGGCGGAAGTCTGCCGTGGACTGAGTACACGTTCGCGGCCGAGCGCAGTCTTAGCAAACATGCCCATGCCCTCCGGTAGCAAACCACCCGCATGATAGCCGTCCTTAGTTGGCCAGCGTCCGGCCGGTCCTCCCCAGTCCTGACGCACAGCGCCAACACCGGCAGTCAGGTTCGTTAGCGGGAACATATGGTCATCTGGCAGTCCCTTAAACGCCTCAGGGTAGGAATTGCGGATACGGCGGTAGGTAGGCTCAATAACCTGCAAAAGACCGCCCGAAGGGGTGCCTCGCAGCCAGTTGGAATCCCAACGGTTAATCGCGCCGGGGTCGCCACCGGACTCGATCTGAATCTGCTGAAGCATCGCCTCGATATGGTCAGCCGGATTATAGCCGTGGCGTGCCAGAGCCTGCATCGCCAATCCGCGCCAGCGCTGAGCTCCTCCGCCAGCACCAACCGATTTCATGGACTCCTCCAAGGCCTTCTCCATGGCCTTGAAAGCAGGCTCGCGCATGGCCGTCCACGTCTTAGATGGAATCTGCCCAGCAAACCCAGGTGACCTAAATCCAGCAACCGCACTGTTAACCCGGTTCAAGTCCTCGGACACCATCTCACGGAGCATCGCGCCCCAGTCGACATCCCAATTAATATCGACAGAATCTAGACCGCCCACAGCCCCAATCGGCCCAGCGGTCGCCCAGTGGACGTGGTTAGCGTGCTGCGCGTTCGTGCCCGCGTCGTAGCTCGCAGGTCGCCCGTTCTTGATGTTCTGCCAGCCATCCAGCGGCCAGTGAATGAGCTCAAGAGAGTTCGGGACAGATTTAGCAATCGCCCGCGCCAGCGCCTTAGAGTTCGCGGTAGGCATCTGCGTCGCAGCCTGCCCGTTACGGTCTTGCCAGTCCGTCGCCCGGCCGGAACCGTGGTTGTCAGCCGTTGGGCGAGTGGCGGAAGTCAGGCGGAAGATACCGGGGAAGAAGCGTTCGATAAACGCCTCATGCGAGCGGCCGATATTGGAGACGCTGCCACCGAACACCGGGGTCTGCGGAATGTAGCCACCAGACGCGAGCTGAGTATGCGCGAGGAACCTGGAGACGCCCTTCTCGCCTTCCATCCGAGCTGCGGAGTTAATCCCGTGAACCCAATCCGAACCAAGTGCCCGGCCAACCTCCGGACGCAAGACGGGCTCGCCGCCAGACAAATCCAGAACGTGACCGGACGCCGGGTTGAAGTAACGCTGAGTATCGCGCCCCGGCGTGTACGGTCCTGGAATCACACCACCGGTTGCGAAGCTGGCATATTTCTTCGCCATCTTCTTCGTGCCGATTAAATCAGACACGCCATTCCACATCTCCACCAGACCGTCCGAAAATACGGTGTTCATGGTGAACCGAACCGGGTCAGCCGTATTCCGGCGCATGGTCTGCATGTGGATACCCACATCACGCGCACCGTTAGCAAACGCTCCAACAACGTAGCTTAGGCCGGAGCGGATACCCGCGAACGCCGGGTCGATAATTCCAACCTTGACGTTATTTAGATGCGTACCCATGGAGGAAACAGCCGGGTTAATCATGATGCCAATGTTTCCCACAAAGTTGCCAGACATGGTTGCCAGGTGAGACTCAATGCCCCACATCGTCGGGTCAATCACAGTCGCCCTGGTGTTTGCCAGGTGCATACCCATCCCAGTCACAGCCGGGTTAATAACTTCGGCGGTGTTGAGGAGGAAACTATTGCCCACGCCCGTCATGTGCTCCGCAATACCCACCAGCGCCGGGTCAATCGTTTCCTCTTTGGCACCAGTAATAACCGCACCCATGTGTTCCACCGCCGGAGCGATAACACCATCAACCTGAGCCGGGAAGGTGGAAGCCATCGCAGAAGCGCCCAGATCCACGCCTAGCGGAGCCATAGGCGGCGCGGAAGAACCTTCCGGGGTATTTATGACCGGAGTGATAGTAGACGCGTCAAAACCGGCCTGAGCGCCCTGAGCCAAATCTCCAGTAGCCGAACGAACCTGCTCCGACATGGACTGAACACCATTAACCAAACCTTGACCGATGTTCTGCCCGTACTCTGCAAACACGCGGGACGGGGAATGAATGCCCAGGGCTTTCTTAAACGGGTCTTTAACCCAACCAGGCAGCGCGTTCAGGAAAAACTCGCCCATACGGGACAGCAGCGAGGTGGCACCGTCAATTAAGCCTTGGACAATGTTCTTACCCGAATCAACCAGCCATGAACCGGCGTCCGAGAACCAGCCGATAACGTTGTCTTTCCAGCCCTTAATTTTGTCCAGCATGCGGTTGAAACCATCAACCACGTTGTCGATCATTGGCTGCACATACTCGTGCCAGAACGAGCGCACCTTGAAGGCGGCGAGGTCGATGTATGCCCTCACGAAACGCAGGGCATAATCAATCATGGCGCGCAGGTAGTTGAATTTATCAACAATCCAACCAATAACAGGGGCGATCACGGTGTCATAAACAGCACGCAGCCCGTTCCACAGCATCTCCCAGCCGGTGCGCACCCAGCCAAAAATAATGTTTAGGCCGTTCCAGAAGCTCTGAAATGCCCAGACAATGCCGTCAATAATTGGCTGCCCCACGGTTTGCCACGCCAGCTGCATGAAGCCCCACAGCACATTCCAGCCTGCCACCAGCAGGTCGAAGCCCAGGCGAATTTTGTCACCCATCCATTGGAATGCCAGCACCACCCAGTCCACAACTGGTTGCCCCCACGCCTCCCAAGCCTTACCGAGAGCGGTGAACAGCACCTCAAACGTTGCACCAATAAGCCGGCCAATCAGCTGAATGGACTCCCACAGCATGGTGAACGCTGCCACCACAAAGTCCACCACCGGTTGCCCGACAGTCTCCCAAGCAGTCTGCAAGCCCTCCCAAAGAGACGTGAACACCTCGCCAAGCCACGCAGTCGCCGTAGACCAAGCCTCAGTAATCCCGTCCCAGAATGAGGACAGAGCCGGGCCCACCCACTCAATGAACGCGGAAACCTTCTCGCCTAGCCACGTAAAAGCTCCAGCCAAAACGTTAATCAGAACCGCAGCAACCTTAGCCACAATCTGGATGAGAGGCGACAGGATGTTCTGCACCAGCCAGCTAATGACGTTGGCGAAAACCTCAATGACCTTAGCCACCATCTGCCAAATCCACGCCATAGCTCGCAGCGCACCAATGACCAAGAAGATAGCTCCCAGGATGACGCCACCAAGGATGGCTCCCACAACTTTAAGAATTGGGAGGAGGATAGGAGCAAGCGCCTGAATCAAGTTCCAGACCGCGCCAGCGATAGCCTTGAAAGCCTCCCAGACGGCCTGACCGATGGACACGAACGCTTCAAAGACGCTCACCATGGTCTGCCAGATGGAAGAGCCAATAGCCTCCCCGGCACCCTTCAGAGCGTCCCACACGCCGATGACAGCATCACGAACAGTGAACAGAATCCCGACGATAGGCGAATCCTCCTCAATACCGAACGGCATGGAGGTGAAATCACCACGGAACAGGATGTCACCAACACCCTGCACCAAGTCCCACAAATCACGAAGAGTCTCACCGACGCTCGCAACTTTATTAATCAGCGTCTCCGCGTTGTCCCCACCAATCAAATCCCACAACGCACCGTAGCCATCATCGCCTCCCGTGAACGCCGCGGTGAGCTCATTCCAGGCAGCTCGGATGAGCTCGAACTTCTCTTGCACGAAATCCACAGCCGGTTGAACCGCCGTCATGATGGAGTCCCACAACCCGATCCAAAAATCGCGGAATCCTTCCGAGTGCTGCCACAGCAGAACAAACGCCGCTATAACGGCAACTACGGCCGCGATAGCGATACCAGGGCCAGTGAGTAGGAACCCAGCGTTAAGAGCCTTGAGAGCCCCCAGAACAGCCGTCATAGCGCCCTGGAGTTTACCCAGGTTGCCCACCAGAACACCGATGACCGCCGCGGAACCCACACCGATGAGAGACGCCTTCAGCAAATCAGCCGCCAGCGAGCCCTCTTCAAACCACGCGATGACATCCTTAACCGCATCAGTAGCGACACCAAGCCCCGCAGTGATACCAGCCAGGAATCCCGGCGCAGCCTGAAAAATAGGCATCAGCAAGGCTTCACCCAAACGGCCAGCCGCCGCGCCAACGTTCGCAAAAGACGCACGAACCGTGGAACCCATAGCTTCAGCGCCGCCACCAACCATGGTTTCCATGGCTCCAGCGAAATCTTCAAATCCGACTTTCCCGTCGGAAATCATCTTCCGCATCTCGTCACTGGAGACACCGTATTGTTCCGACAGAACCGGCAACAGACCGAGTTGTCTATCCAGTAGCTGGGCGAGCTCCTCACCCTGAAGTTTGCCGGACGCAGCAACCTTACCGAAGATGGAACCCATCTCATTGAGGTCAACACCGGCAACCGAAGCCGAGTCGGCAACCAGACCGAGGATACGCTGCAAGTCCTCACCCGGCTCAATACCAGCCGCCACAAGCGTCGCAGCCTGACCAGCCGCATCACCAAAGCCGAACGCCGTCCCCGTCACGGACTCCATCGCGTTATCCATGATGAGTTCGATGTCCTGAGCACTATTGCCCAGAGCACCCAACTTAGCCCGCGCCTCATCAATCGACGTAAGACGCGCCCAGCCCTTCTGCACAATCACGGCGGGTCCAGCCAATGCCGCAGCCGCACCAGCTACCTTGCCAAGCGTGCCCATGAAATTAAACGCGCCAGTCTCCGCGTCATCCCAGGTCTTTTTAGCGTTCCGGCCAATATCCTGAATGGACTCCTTCGCCTTCCGAGCCGCCTCCGGAATCCGCGAACCGATAGTAGACGAAGCCCGCGTCGCATCCGCAGCCACATCATTAAACGCGTCACCGTCTACACCATCCAACGCAGCACCGGCACGAGCTGCCGCGTCAGAAATAGACGATTGAACACTAGAAGCCGCGTTAGAAGCCTGAGAGGCAACGCCCGAAAAACCGTCACCATCAACGTTATCGAGCGCCGCCGAAGCCTCCGCCGCAGCACGCTCAAACGCTCCCGAAATCTTGCCTGAGGAAGACTCCGCAGACTTAGTGGCCTTCGCGCCGCCATCCTCCACACCATCTGCCAGCGCACCACCGGCCCCGCTAAAGTCCCCCTCAACTTTAGTCATGGTTGTTTCAACAGCCCGTGAAACTTCCTTTAGAGCCGTCTGCATAGACGAAGAGAGCTCGCCAGTAACCTGTGACGTGTCCGCCTCGAAGGCGACGGTTGCCTTACCTACTTGTGCCATACGGCTAGATTACCGCCGCCAGGTGAAGCCGAAACTAGCCCTCCGGGAACATGTCCAGCAGCGCGTCATCCGACCAATTGCCCCGCGGAGTCTCACCCACGGCCGGAGGTGGATACAGTTGACGTTCTAGCTCCCGTAGCTCCTTATCGCCCTGAGACGCAGCCGACTCCATCAGCATGGCTTCCACAGCGTCAAGCAAAGCGTTAAGAGTCCGAATCTGCCGAAGAGGGTCTGGAATCCCCTTCTGGATAAGACGGCCACGAATCGTGTGCCATTGATTAACCGTGGTGGCTGCCAGCATGACCGTGGTGCGCCAGGGGCGGGCAGACCAGAGCTCCAGAATCTGCCCAACCATTTCCAGCATGGTTTCATCAGCTCGGAACGCCGCGTCCGACCATTCTTCCCAGTCAATACCGGCAGAAACAATGATGGAGTAAATCGCGTCCAGTTGCTCGTCCTGATTTTTGGTATTAAGACTAGCCACGTAAAAAGCGGCACCAGCTCCTAGCTCGCTAGGGAAAAACTGGATACCGCCAAAAACGATAGAACCCACTAGAACCTACCGAGGGCCGTGCTTAGGAGCCTTGCCCTCAGGGGCTTCCTGCACCGCACGGGCAATACCGGAAATGATGTCAGCCATATCATCCGCATCAAAAGGCTCAGCCGGGTCTGACATGAGATCCATCATTTTGTCGTAATCGTCCTCCACCAGGGAAAAAGACAAAAGACGCTGCATGGCCGCCATCTGCATCTGCGCATTGCGCTTATTAGACGCACCCATGCCGAACGCCATCAGCGCGGTTGTCTTAGGTGGGAAGAACCGGAAAGACTCACCCGCCGCCGTTACTGTTTCTGCCTTATCAACGTCCGGCGTATTCCGGGTTTCCTCCGCCACCAACCGGCCATTCTGGTCATACACTTCTGCCTGGCCGGAGGCAGCCTGTTGGCGTAGACGCTCGTTCTCTGCCTGCAATTCCTCAATGGTCTTACCACCCGTCGCATCTGCCTGAAAAGCCTGCGCGCCGTCATTCTGAGCCATGCCCACAACTCCTAAAAAAATAGATGAAACTTACTTGCCATTAGAGTCTACAACGAACCCCAAACGCGGAGCCGTAGACTGAAGAGCATCCCGCAACCAAGGCCGTGCTGGAGTTCCCGGATGATTAACCGAAGAAGCAAAAACACGCCCCTCCGGACCTTTCCACGACAACACTTTTTTACGCCGCGGTTTAATCACATGAGGCTTAGTGCCCTCATGAACAAACATCGCATATTCTTGCCGAGCCGCACCGCTGGCACTAATTTCCGTGGTGACCTTATCGCCCGAAACCTTAATCGGCTCCGCCACATGAGAGTTACGAAGAGCTCCAGAATCCACCGGAGAAGTAATCTTAGCGCGGGTCAGGGTCTGCCGCTGAGCCTTCTGCACCAACTGAACAGCCGCAGAGTTCCGCCCAGTCAACACCGCCCGCATCTGCGCATTATCCAAAACAAGCTGAGCGCGACCCTTCGCCATGATGTCTACTCCTTAACTTCCTCAACAAAACCGGACTTCAGCAACTTGTCCAGAACTGGAGTTCGCTCAACTTCCGCAACATCTCCAGCCGCTAGCTCAGTTGTCGAAATCCGTCCACGAACCTTCACAAGACGCGACTGCTTGCGCGAACGCTTGCGAGTCTCCTTCGGTTGAACAGCCTCCTCCTTTGGCTCCTCAGTAGCCTCAGTAGCTTCAGTAGCTTCAGTGCCCTTATTCTCACTCATGACCAAACTCCTTAAAAACCTATAGTTGAACGGTAACCGTACATGTCCATGCTAATGCCCCGCCAGCGGGCCCGTTAGGCTCCACGCCCGACCAAACCGATTGGTTGATAAGACCGAGGTGTTCCGCCCGTTTAACGGCAATACACAGCGCTGCCTCCAGCCGGTCTGCGTCATCGAGCCCAACAAGCGCCTCACGCTCCAGAACCTCAGTTGAAGGTGCCGAACCATCCTCTTCCATCGTGGAAACGCAACGCGCCACACCCAGCTGGATAACCGCATGACGCTCACCACCACACGGGCGAATCTCCTCAGTCTCACCGGGGAAATCATTAGAACGATAGATACGAATCACGTTGACGAAAACCATCACCTCACATTCCCGCGCATCACCCCACAGGCGGTCTAACGGAACATCAGCTCCCGGACGGTGCTCAACGAATGACGCAGCTCCGCCCAAAGGTGGCTTATCGGAGTCGCAAAAAACCTCCCGCATCGCCTCCATGAACATGCCCACAACCGGTACAAAACTCTTCATCAAAACTCCTTTAGATAGCTGCTACCAAATCGGTGAATCAGGTGACCAAACCCTCGCAGGTTCATGCAACCGATACGGATTAAGAGCCCGAACCCACAAGTCAATCTCAGTTATGCCCGTAGCTCCGGAGTCGAAAATCTCCGTCGGATCAACCATCGAAATCGTGACACCCTGACGCTGAACATTCGTGGTACGCCGCGGCAATCGACATTTACCGCCGGTAGCTCCGTTGTAAAACTCCAGCGCCAACAGACCCACCATGTGCGCAGCTCCAGCCGGAGGAACATGACCACGCAAATAGCGAACTGCCCAAGTACCCGGCTCCGTAGACGGAAGAGACAAATCCTGTTCCGGCCAAGACCCCCTAGCCGTCCGCATGATGGTGTCGCCGTAAACCTGGAGGCCGGAGAGCTCCATCTCCTCGCCGTCAACCGTCCAACCTAAAACTTCCACAACCGGCCCCGGCAAAGTGATGGCAGAATCCCGGCAAGACACCGGCAACACGGAAACATTCCGAACCGTGCCAGAATCTAAAACCGGTTCCCACCCTCGCCCCGAAGCAAGCGGAATACCGGCGGCAGAACGCCCCGGAGAGCACGGACGCGCCTCCACCGCCTGTATGCCATACCAGCGGCCGGTAAGTGCCCAAAGCACACCCACAGCCGCGTCTAGCGCCGCATCTAAAATCAGCGCGTCACGCCCCTCCAACCCGGAAGGCAACATGCCCCGGTCAACCGGCCACTCATAACTATTCATGCCCACATTCTGCCTCCAGCCGGTGACGTGAAAGACATAGCAAAACCCCCTCCGCTGCTTGGCGACCCATTACCAAACAGAACGAAGGGGGTCTGCGCTCAAACCGGGAAGGCGACGGCGCGGAGCCTACCGGGAGCAACCGCAATACTACCGCGAATTACTAAGCTCCGACAGGTTCACCCTCGGCAGGTGCTTCAGCCACGTCTACCGCTTCATCACCGAAGAACGGCTGCGGAAGAGCAAGCGCCACAGCGCCGTCAGTAACCTCCGGAGGAGCTACAGTAGTGCGCTGCACATGGAGGTGCTCTTTACCCATCGGGGTGAGCAAGCGACCCGGAGTGTTGTTGGCATCGGTAGCCACAACGTTATAAGGCCCGCGACCCCAGTTCACAGGCGAACCGGTAATGCCCGTAAGGGTGAAAGTAGCGACCGAAGCGCCAATCTCAATATCACCCAAAGTGGCCTCCTTAATCCACGGAGCCAGCCAGTAGCCGTAGTTCACGGCGTTAGCTCCCGGCGTAAGGATGTCATCGGAGTCCGGAATTTCACAGTCCTCGGAACCGGTGCCAGTCCACAGCTCCAGACCCACACCGGAATCAACCTTCACGGACTTGGAGAAGCGGACGCCAACCGCGTCTTGCTTGTAATCCAACACCAGACGGTCATCGGTGAAGAATGAAAAGAGCTCAGGATTAACGTTGCAGAACTCGATGGAAACTTCGTACCACTTCAGTTCCGGAGCGGTACGGTCTGCGACACAAACCTGGCCGTCCGCGTTAGTCTGCTCCAAATCCTCAGCGTCCTTGTTGACGCGGGTGAAGTTGACGGTAACAAAACCGTCAGTAACTAGGGTACTTCCCTCGCCCTCGATAGGGAGGGCGCAATTACCTACGCGAGTGGCGCGGATACGCTTACCACGCACTACGCTGAAAGCGCTATTAGCCATTGTAAAAATCTCCTTCAAGATTAGTGTTCGGGGCGAGTGCCTTACCCCTTATTGTCATTCCAGGGGGTGACTTAAAGGACTCCCGCTTTTTTAGCCAAATCCGCTGGCACCACGAACCGGCGTGGCATAGAACGCGTCTCGACTTCCTCCGGAGAATCAGCGGAAGAAATCAGCTTGCCCGCCAACTCCCCGAAATCAGCCGAATCCGTTGGAGCCACAGAGACGAGCCCATTATCGAGCTCCTCCACCACATACCCGTTCTTGCCCGTATTCTTCGCAGCCGTGGACTTAGTGGTGGTGTCCGTCTGCTTAGCGTCGCCGGAACCATCCTTAGATGAGGCTGTGTCGTCCTTAGCGGCCGCCTTGGTAGTCCGTTTAGGGGCAGCCTTAGTTGTTGCCTTAGACGTCGATTTACTTTCCGTAGCCATAATCAAAACTCCTTAAAATCTTTATTCCGAACCAGTGAGAGAAACACGAAGAGCGTCGCCCTCCCAACCAACAGCGACAACACGCTCAGCAACCGCGTGGAAATCATTAAGCCGCGTATCCGTAGCTCCCACCTCAATCAGACGCGAACGAACAACCGTCACACCGCCAGTGCCAACAATGTCGGAGCCCAAAGCCTCGTAGCCGCCACCAAACGCCCAACGGTGCCCGCCCGGCGTGAAGAGAGCCTGCCCCTGACGGACGATGTAATCCTTCAGTTCCGGAAGTAGCTCCCGTGACGCGTGGATAACACCCGGATAGCCACGCTTGCCAAGCTCCAGTTCCAGGAAAGCCATCTGCGCCTTAATCGAAGAAACAGACTGAGTATCAGCCTCCAACAACTGGCCGGCCACGAACTCCTCAACATGCACCGGCTCCTTCAGCCGCAACAGTTGCTCAGCCCGTTCACGAGCTCCTTCAGCCGACGCGCCGACGGTCTTAACACCATCAGCCGCCCACACGGTAGTCGCCGGAAACTGCGGCCAATCACCACGCTCGCCTACCTTCTCAGGATTATCCTCAGAGCCTTCTTCCCAGACTCCAGAAACACCCTCATTAACGGGCTCCAGAACCATGCCGCCCAAGTGTCGCATATCCATGGCCTCGACAACGCTCGCCGCATCATAGAGCCCGCCGCCAAGCGGATTAGCCTGAACCGCCGAATAAACTACCGGAGGAGTAGCCATAAAATTATTCCTTTCAAAAAAGTGCGTTAATAGCAATCATGCCCCGGCCGCCCAGACCATTCCAGACCGCCGGGGCATAATCAGCCACCAGGTTTAACTACGCGCCAGTGTCAGCCGCTGCGGCTGCTGCGTAGCGAGCTCCTACCGTTCCGTCAACGGAGGTAGGAATTGTCACGATGCGGGACTCCGCGCCACGCTTGCCAACAGCAACACCATCTTCAGTGAACATCTGAATCTGCTTGTTCTGCTTCAGCAAAGTGGAATCGTTAACAATGCCCAAGTTGATGACAGGGTCAACCGCACCCCACCAAGTACCGGCAGGGTAAAGAATAACCTCGACAGTTTCAGGCCACGCGGTAGCGGCAGTGTCAGTACCAAGAGCGTTGCCGGCACCTACCTGCCAGTCGGAAACGAACTGCAAGTTCACACCGATGTTGGCGAAGTGCGCGTTAATCATCGCGTTGGTTACCTGCTGTGGAAGAACAGACTGACGGTATGCCAAATCAGCTCGGATGATGGAGTGCAACCAAACCGGAGCAATACCCTCCAGAGACTGTTCCGCACTGAGGCGGTGACGGGCACGCATATCCGCAACCTGGAGTTCCAGAGCGGACAGGACAGCACCGGCGGTGCCGAACATGATGTCGGTCAGGGTGCCGACGCTGGTGGAGCCCGCAACAATCTTGCCAATCTGCCACGCGGAAATCTTGTGCAAGTGCAGACGCATAGCTTCATCGACGAACTTACGCGTCAGCTCCGGCCATGCGTGATCCTGAAGAATGTTGGAGGTGATGCAAATGCCCTGCACGTCCATGCGGAGCTCATCCCACTCCACATCCGGAATCTCAAAGCAAGGCTTCTCCTCACCGGCGATGGCCTGAGCTTCAGTCTGGTGGAAACCAATCTCATCGTAAATCGCGGAGAAATCAGGTTCCTGAGGCCAGGTGATACCACCACGGCGAATGGTGACCTGAGGCAAGCTAAGCAGACCAGTAGCGGCCTGTACCGGAAGGAATGAGTAATCACGCTCGGAAGGCGCAACCCAGCCACCGGCAGCCACCAGCGAACCGCCCTCTAGGCGGGACTCATCGGTAGCGCGGTTGATAGCAGTAATAGCTTCAGCCGGAGTACTAGCCTTGAACTCCTCCGGAGCGTTGCGGTCGAAGTAGGCGAGCATGGTGCGGGTCTGGCCGTTCTGGCCGATGACGCGACCGACGCCGCCCTTCGCTAGGTTGTTGAACTCCTCAGCGATACGGAAGGTGTCAACTTCACCGGACTCGTAATTCTTAGCGGAGGTGGTGAGGCGGAAACCTGCCTTGCTCTTAGGGGCTGGGATATTCTCCGGAGTCTTACCGGTCGCAGCCTTAGAGAAGTCTGTTGGCTCCTTAGAGACGCTTGAATCCTCGGAAGAGGTATCGGTGTCCTCGTCCTTCTTAGACTCCTTAGACGCCAAATTAGCCGCCATCTCGGCAGCCTCACTAGCGCGGGTAGACGCGGTGGAATCATCATCCGAATCATCCGTATCATCGGACTCCTCGACAGCCGCTTCAGCCTCAGCCGCGACAGTAGCCAACAGCTCATCAATCTGGCCGATAGCGTCATGAATCACCTTCAAGTCCGCGAACTCTTCAGCGGAAGGCGACTCAGAATAGATGCTGTTAAACGCCTTAACCGCTTCGGCGCGCAAATCCTCAAGCGAGGCCGGTTCAGTAGGCATAACCTCTGGAAGTTGGAAACCCATAATGTAGAACTCCTTACGAACGAATGTGACCGCGCTTCGGACGGTTCACAAATAATTATTATCAACAGGGGTGACTAGCCCGATTACTCAACGCGGCTAATGCGACCGCCGCCATTAGTCATGGCGTACATGCGCGCTTCAGTCTTAGTTAAAAATAGGTGAGTTTCTTCCTCACCGTCATCATCCAAGACTACTTGCCACCGATTTTTTGGAGTAGTTGGAGTGCCGCACATACCGCAAGCCATTACATACCTCGACTAATCGTAGATGCCATCACGCTCGCAGCCATCGCCCGTGCGGACTCCAGGCGCTCACGCTTTTCTTCCTGCGCGGCACGTTCTTCCCGGTCTGCGCGGATAGCGTCACGAACCGCCGCCACCATCTCATCATGACGCGAAAGACGCGGAGCCACACCGGCAGCAACAAGCGACATAGACTCCGTGCCCTCATTCTGGAAGGCGCGAGGGACTGGGAAACCGGGAGTGTTCACGGACAACGCGGCGACTAGCTCCAGGTTATTGCCCACGCGTCGCCAGTCGCCCGAAAGAGGCGCGGCAGCTCCGGCACGTACCTGAGACGCTTCAGCATCCGGGTTAATCACGCCGGAAACCCAGATGCCGTGCTTGTCCTCTCCGGCCTTCACGAACGCCCAAGTGGTGCCGGTGGTGTCATAGTGCTCGGAGGCTGCGTGGACATCATCGCGTGCTGTGGCGTGACCGGTTCCGACAGTCAACCGCCCAACCGAAAGTGAGCCCTCGTCAGTTTCTAGCTGCGAAGTATGGAAGAGCGCGTAATTAGTAGCCGAGCGCGGTGGCTGGACACCCTTGCCGGGGAAACTCATGTGCTCCGTACCCCACAGCGCCAGGTGGCCGAAAACGTGCTCGCCGTCCACTGTTAGCGGGGTTGGTCCTGCCAGTTGTGGATTAGCGAACAAGGCGGAATCGTAACGCATGGCTACCGCCGCGGCCGCTACCAGCGCGTTCTCCTCCTCATCGTCTCCAGCGGTTGCCTCGTCTCCGAGCTGAATCTTCGCCTCCGCGAACGCCGGTTTAGCCACAAGAGTCGCGCCCATGATGGTGGCCTCCGAAACCTGCATCTGCTCCGTCAGTCCCTCCCAATCATCGAGCTCGTCTAAATCGTCCACACGGTCGCCGTCTGCATCCATGATGACCCAATCGACAACCATGTCGCACAAGTCGACGGAGGGGCGAATGACCTCCTCCGCCAGTAGCTCTGCGGCCTCCAGTGCCTCCGGAGTATCGAACAGAACACCGGTCGCGTGAATAGCTCCGCCCTCGACAGTTCCGGCCTCAATCTTGCCTACAACGACGCCCGTGTCATGTCCTTCGGACTGAGTCTTTTGGAACATGAGGGGGAGTGGGAAATCTCGGAAGTTAATCTGCGCATCTTCCATCAGAATCCGGCCATCGCCCGATGGTTTCCCTACCGGCGCTAAGACTCCAGACCATTCTCGACGTCCCATAGTTATCTCCTCTGCTGATTTTGTTGCTGCTGTTAATTGTTGATTATCCGCATCGCGGGTGACGCCACGCTCTGCCCGGCGCGTAACTTCGCCCTGCGGCACGCGGGTAGTTCCGGCCTCGGCTCGGCTGCGGCGTTCCCTTTCGGTTTGCCGGTCGTCGTTGTCGGGTAGGGATTCGTCCTCGCCCAAAATAATGTGGGTACATCTACAGTTCACAACCAAATGCGCCGGCAGGTTCGGGTCGCCGGGGTAGTCGGCTTCGTATCCGCCGATGAGGAATTTCCCGTCGATTGGTACTACCTGCCCATCCGCCCTAAAGTGATCATCGCGGGTGCGGCTATCCCACGTGCAGTTGTGCAAAACCAGCCCGTTCGCCTCGTACCAACCCGAATCCGTAGAAAGATCATAAACATGCCCAACATACGAATACCGCTCGATACCAACGACATCATCCGCCGCTATAACGCCGGCGAATCCCTTTCCACCATCGCCAAAACCACCGGCGCTTCTGGAGCCACAATCAGCCGCCGGCTCAAAGAAAACGGCGTCACCGTCCGCAGCCGCGGGGAGGGAACGCGCACTAGGTTCCTCACCGACCCCACCGCCACTGAACAGGCGCGCGCCGCCCAGAAGCTGGCGCTCGCTGCGCGTAGGCGTGACGACATCGACCCCGACACCGTCACCTCCATGTACCTCCGCGGCACCTCCGCGAGCGCCATCGGAACCGCCCTCGGTTGTTCCCCGGACGTGGTTAACAGGTTGCTTACAGACGCCGGGATACCACTCCGAAACCAATCCCAGGCTGGCATTATCCGCTCGGCCAAAGAACCGGAGGAAGTTCGCGCCAAAAGAATGCAAGCCACCATCAACGCCAACCGCGGACGAAAAGTCCCCGCCGACATCAAAGCTAAAGTCGCCCGCACTAAACAGCAGCTCCTTAGCCAACGAATCGGCATCTACGAATCGGAACTGTCCCAAATCTTCGCCGCCGCCGGGTTTAAGGTAGTCCGCCAAAAGGCTGTTGACGGGTACAACATCGACATAGCCGCCGGCGCGGTCGCCGTTGAAATTCACACCGCTGCGCACGGACCGCACCTCGGCCGGCATGGAATCCATGACCGCATCAACCACCTCACCAACGCCGGTTGGCGCGTCGTTTACGTCTGGTGCGACCGGGGAATCAACCCCGACGACTTGGAACAAATTATCAGTCAAGTCGACATCGCCAGCCGGGAGCCATCCGCGCCCGGTCAATACCGGATGCTCCGGTGTGACGGCGATAGAACGTCCGGACGCCGTGGTTATGTTAACCATGGTGCCGTCGTACTTTCTACGAGCAGCGAATTTCGCATTCGGTGAATTGATAATAGTTTCCGGCGCCACACACATCCAGGCTTTCCGTAGCGTCTCGCCGCTTATTTGCTGCTCCGCCCGCGCCGCCTGCATCGTGCCGGCGTTGATTACGCGGTGGGTTTCCGTGCGCGCGATGCGCGACGCCCGCGTAGTCCACTTCTCGAAACCGCCCTCGCTACTCATATCCAGGAACTCCCGAACAATCAGGTTCCGGTCAAATAATGTAGCCCCGTCTTGCGTGGCCTTACCCAGTTTGGCGACTAGCTCCCGGTAAATAGTATCCGGAACACCAACCACCTTATTCGGCGTGACAGCAAGCTGCGCGGCCATCTCATCCCACCACGAACGGGTAGTCACCACGATGTCTATCTGCTCATCAGTGAAGCCCCAGCCGTGAAGAATCTTCTTCGCCTCCGCGAACGCCTGCCGGTGTTCTTTTGGAGTAGTAGCCGGAGTGGACAGTTCGCGTAAATCAATCCTGCGGGCGGTAGCCACATCCCAAGACTGCGCCACCATGAACGCAATCATGGCCGGTGCCATCTCAGTGGTTGCCGTAGCCGCCCAAGTGTTCGCGGTGGACAGCATAGCCTCCAAACTAATCTGCGACCCGGCCTCCTCCGCCGCTGCGGCACGTAAACCGTCTGGCAGAACATTCCCCAGCGTGGCCTCGCTCCATTTCTTCGCGGCTCGCATAACCGACTGTTCCAACAGCTCCGACCATTCCTCTAGCCGGTCTGGTAGTTCGATAGGCATAACTATTCCTCCTTAGGTTCTGGCGGAGTATGAGTCTCCGACACCGGTGGCGTCCCAGGATTAGCGGCCTGACGTGCCTGCTCCACCTGTTCGAAAGAAGCCTTTGGGAAACCAATGAACTCCGCAAGAAGCGGATAAAGACTAGGTGTCTTACCCACCATCTGGATTGCAAGAGCTCGCAACTGCGCCTCATTCATCTCCGTCGGGCGTGCATCTTCTTCGTTAAATCCAAGAGCCTTCAAGAGTGTTTCATCGGATAGGACTCCCGCTTCGTAGGCGTCCTTCGCGTCCTGTGAGCGGTTCGGGCGCTGAGTGAGCTTAGTAGTGTCAAACCACACAACCACCTTAGAGGGGTCTGGATGGTCGTTTGCCCGAAGAAGTGGGCGAAGAATAGCCTCCGTGAGAGCGTCACAAATGACTGTCATCATCGGCGCGATATGCGACTTAATCCCGGACTCGTCAATCTGCCAAGCGCTCCAGTGGTTAGCGTCTGCGGTGCCCATAAGCACCTCTTGCGGAACGTCCAGCGTGCGTGCCAAACGCAACATGGCTTTGTCGCGGGTAGTCAGCGCGGTTTCTGTGATGTCGGACTCGAAGGTGAGGTGACGAATGTTGTCAATCTGCTCACCCGGAGCCTGAAGAACGATAGGCACCAGGGCGGCGGCGCTGGCAGGGTCTTGAATAGCCATCGTCATGACTTGCTGGAGTTGCGCGGCCACATCCGACGCGGACACCTTCTGGTCGTAAGTCTGCCCATCCGCGGTTGGAGTAGGTAGCCCAGGCGCGTCCTTAGACGCCGTTGGCGCGGTTTGCACCGGCATAGAAACCTCGGAGGGTATAGCGAGTATGCCATTACCGGCTAGACGCGACTTAGAAGCCCCGTCGATAGTTGCCGTGGTGCGTTGAATCTCCTTCAGAATCGGAAGAGCCACACGGGTAGGCGAAGTCGCCTCACGGGAACGGCGTGGGTGCGGACGGTAAACACGCGTCAAAATATCCGACTCCGGCTTCAGCACATAATCCGTGCCGTCATCTAGCTCCAGAACAATGCGGGAGCCACGATGCTTAATTTCCTCACCGGACAACACATGCCATTCCTGACCGACCTGCCCATCTTCGTCTGCCCGTTTGATGACAGCCACCCAGCCCTCGCCGGGCACTGTGAGGAACGTAGCCATGCGGGAAAGTAGCTGAGCCTGCCCGGCCGGGCCGCCCGCAATATCCGCCACAATCCGAGCTGCGGCAGCGTCATTGCTGGTGCCCACCGGGTCGCCGTTCTCATCCAAATCTGAGGCAAGCAGTTTCACCTGAGATAAGTTATTTCCAAGCCAGTGACACACATACGACAGTTCGCCTACAACATCGTAATATTCCCAGGCTTCGGCCTCGCCTGAGTTGCGTTGTGTGTTTGTCTGGTGGCGTGTCTCCGATAGGTTGACGGGGCTAGTTGCCGCGGTGAGCGAAGGAATCCCGATTGAAGATCCTTTAGATGCGTCTATCCCGGCGGCGCTGATTTTGCGGCGTGAGATGCGTGCCATTATTCAGAATCCTCTCTACTGAGTACCCACCCGGTCACGTAGCTCATTCCGAGCGCCAGGGCTGGAATCGCTAACCACGCTGGCAGGCTGACGAATGGTTGGAGCCCGCCCACGTACCAGGCGATAGCCGAAGAACCTAAAGAAACCCAAAACGAAACACACCACG